ATAATCGCAGATTCTGCGAAATGGTCAACAACTAATTTCGCAGATTCTGCGATTTATTTTCAAACTGACCCACTACCCCTTGTTGGCTTCCTCGATTGCTGAAACGCACAGCTGGAAGTTTCCAGCGTCCGCCCAGCTGCGTCGTGAATTATTATCCCACTTATTGTCAAAATAGTGAGAGATCCACGCCTCCGTTTGCGCACTGTCCGTCACTTGGCTGGAGTTGTCGTAAAACATAATCATACGCCCGCCAATTCTGGCCCAGTTCACTGAGATGTTGCAAGGGCGCCCTTCCAGCTCGCCCACCTCCACCAACCAACCTTGGCTGTCTTGCTCCCATTTTAGACGCCGTTGCGTCATGCCACCATCGACAGCAGTGCCTGCGATGGGGCTTTCCTTGGCCCACTTCTCCCAGAGCATATGACGTTCCGTGGACGTGGCCTCCACTACGAAGAACGTGCGCCGGGACAGTCGCAGCTCCGCGTTGTCACCACTCCCTTCATTGACGGGTGGGTATTCCCGCGGCTTCCGCGTCTGCTGGTAGATCCACCCGAGCAACAAATGCACAGGAGAGTTTATGTCGTGCTTCGTAGCTTCCTGCCATCGGGTCAGCAGGGCAATGAAGCGGTCGTATGTTGCAGGTTTCATTCTGTGTCGTTGCGTGAGATGAAAATATCAGCAGGTGTGAACACCACGCCTGGCAACTTGGTCCATGTGTAACCGCTGCCACGCTCGTAAACGCGTGCGGGTATGTCCACAGTGAAATCAAAGCCGCACACCTGGTTGATGATCTGCTCCGCGAACGAGTGCTTCTTGGATTGTCCAGGTGTCATCATAGCAGCCCCACCATTTTCATCGCCGCTGCCTTTTCCTTGGTCAGAATCAGCAACGCACCTGCCGAGTTTACTATGTCCGACCGCACTGACGGGTTACGCACCAAATCCTCTGGCGTGCGCCGGCTGCCCGCTATGATGGCGCACACAATCTGCAGCAACTCCGCGCGGTCCTCGGGCTTCACCGCTGCGAGCTGCTCCTCCGTGGGTGGTGCGCAGCTCATCGCGTCTCCTCCATTTCTGTGTAGCATGTCTCTGCTTCGTCCAGCACATGGTTCAAGTCTGCTACTGACACTCCCATTTTCTCCGCGACAAGGTCCCACTGCTCCTCGTCCAGCTCGCAACGCACGACGCCTTGTATGACGCGCACAAACATCGCGTCATCCGCCATGCATTTGATATCTCTGGGCATCTCCCACAAGTCATACGGATGCATGCGGTCCGCGATCTCCACAGGCATCAACCGCCATGGTTTTTCGTTGCCGCGCTCCTCCACCTGGTGGTAGACCCACTCCCAGTAGCCGAGCTGTGTAGCACCACTGGCGACTTCATGTCGCCAGTCTTCGCGTTTCCAGACCACGTTCTCGTCGTGTATCCCTGGGCGTCGTGTAAGGCTCATAGGGCGGCGTCCAATTTGGTCTGAATGGTAATTGCGGCGCGCGCGATATCCGCTGCCACGTTGGGCTCCGTCGCAATACGCTGCGCGTTGTAGCCGGCGGTCAAACCGAGCACAATGTCCAACAGCTCACGCCTGCGTGCACCCACAACACCCTGCGGTGTTCCCACGGTCATCTCAGCCTCACCCACAGGTACCACCAGCGCGGTCGATTCGTTGCGGTCGATCTGCAGTTCTTGCACTGCATCAGGCTGGTCATCGTTGTTCTCCTCCCAGCGCTCTTTCAGCGTATCTCTGTCCGCGGCGGCCTCAACAGTACCGTCGTTACCAAGTGCGATGAACAGTGTGTACTTCATGTCGCTTACTTCAGTTTGAGGTTGATGTCGTCATCCACGCCGGACTCCATTGCGCCCTGCGCTTTCGTCGAAGTGACGATCTTGACCACAATCTCGGGGCGATTGCCCACCCACCAGCTGGAGGGCTCCGTGGTCAGCAACGTCTTGTGTTCCCGGGCCATGTCGAGGATCTCTGTCTGGTTCCGCGTGTAGCTGTCGCGTGACGCGGTGACGACGTTGATCAGTGTCTTGAACGTGGACTGGTCGATACCTTGCGGCACCGCCTCCGTGAGCATCGTGGCCAGCGAACCTGTGCCACCCTTGCGGGCGTCAGCGTAGCCGACCACGATGTCCTTGATCGCCGCCATGGCGGCAGCAGGCACCTGCGCGACCTGGGCGATCTTCTTCTGCATGTTGTCCAGGGTGTTCAAGTTGTCGACCTGCTTGGCCTCGATGAGACGGCGCAGGCGGATTTCCTGATTGGAGACAGCCATGCGCCAGAAGAAGACGGCGACGATGAGTGCGAGGATGGTGATGAGGGTAACGGGGATGATGCGTTTCATGCGATGGAATGTTTGAATGCTTTTGCGTTGAATGTGAAATACGAAATCCATGTTCTTTTATACACTCCGTTTAGGCAGGCCGTGCTTCGTCCAATTCTTTGTCCAGCTCGGTGTCGGCGAAGCTCACCCAAACCCAGGCGGCGACATACGCGCCGTTCTCGGGCGACTCGCTGATCTGGGGGTGGTCATCAATTTCCAGCGTGCCCTCGTCCTCGTGTTCTTCGCGCGCCATCTCAATGATCCGCTTTGATCTGCTGTCCTCAAGAGGTGGGGCAACTGTTGGTGGTCGCGCACGTCGTTGTGTGCTCATAGCTGTCCCTTAATCGCCGCCCCGCACTCAGAGCACACTTCGTCCGTCAGCTTGCGCGCATCGCCGCACTCCGGGCATGGGCGCAGCGTGCCTGCCATCTCGGGTGGGTCATCCAGCAGATCGCTGCACTCTTTGGCGCCTTCGATGCTGCGCCAGCTACGAACCTCAGGAACGCCGCACCACGTCGCTGCGAGCAGTCCGTAAATGCATCCGACATTGCCCGCTTCGACCGCTTCGGCGAACTCCACTTGTGGCGCTTTCTTCTGCGCATCCTTCTTCTGCAAAACAGCGCACATGCGGTTGGCCGCCATTTGTGCTCCGGGAGCGGTGCTGTATTGCTCCTCTGCAGGAACGAACGTGCTGCTGCGTGGGTGATAGTTGTCCACGAGAGCCGCCAACTGCGGCTGACTCGCTTTTACTTTTGCGATGAATTCGGCGGGAGACATTTGCTACGACGCTGTGGGGTGTCACATCGACACCGGTATTCCTGAGCCCAGCGGACCCAATACGCCCAATACCCGCACCGGCAGGTGAAACCAGGATGGCCGCTCATGGCATGCACGCAGTTAAGGCCAAGTCCTCGGTTATTCTTGCGATCTCCATGTGGATGATGGGAAGAGCTTCTGGATGTGGATCATCTTTCAGCTCCCACCGCAGTTCTTCCAGTTCCGCCCGCCAGGCTGCACGCTTCCGCCGCCACATCTTTGAATTAGCGGCAGCAACACGCCTGCCTGCTTGGCGTTGTGCCTCTGTTACGTAGTTCGTAAACATCATATGTAACGCTTCCAGACCATGCGGTAGCGCCACTTGCCTTTGTCTGGATGCTTGGGTGGTAGCGGTCCTGAGTAAATACCCTGCCAGCTTTCTTCACCTGCCAGCTTCAGGATCGCCTTGCTCTCCTCGTCTGTGTTGTACAGCGTCGTGATCTCCTCCATCCGCACACGCGTGATGGACATGGGCGGTTTGGTGTCAGCCATCTTAACGCGGCAGCTGCCAGGCATTGAGTTTAAAATGCGCGCTTTTAACGCAGCCGTATTCCGTGCTTTTTGCGCCATCGGTATCGTACAACTGCAGATCAGATACGGCTTGCGCCAACTGCGCCAGCCGCCCGTAACCTAGTGTCTTTCCCAGCACGTCCAATTGAGCTACCGCTTTATTTTCCTCAGCTTCACCATTCGAGCCTGCGGGCCACAGGACCAGCAGCTGTTGCAGCTCGCTCGTTGATTTAAGTTTTGCCATTTTAGGCAGTGCTATTGGCTTTTTTCTCCAGCTCGAAATCCCAGCCGTAAATGCGCAGTTCGATGCGGATGTCTCCCGACTCGTAGCCCGCCCTGACTTTGCGTGGTTGGTTTACATCCTCCACATACACAGGGCGCGGCATCGTCACATCGCAACGCGTTTCGTATCCCTGTAGCGGATCAGGATCGTGACGACTGCGCATGTAGAGCGTGCCTGCGCAAGCTGATCGAATAGCGCGACCGATATCCCGCAGCGTGCGTGTGGCGGCTTGTGCGCGTTCATTCTTGTCGTGCATGCCTGCAACAAACTGCGGCCATTTGTGTCGCATCTTGAGCTCCGCGAACAGCGTGAACGCGGTGCAGTCTTCATCCCAGTCATCTACTTTGCAACTGCTCACGGTAACCAACCCGGATATCCACGCGGCGATCTGCTTGGCCAGCGCCACCTTGGCGTCTTTATTCGGCGACTTCATCCTCACATCTCATTTGGTACAAACCAACACCACCGTACGTTATCACAAACAACAGCGCGAGGAATACAAACAGCAGTCCTGACAATTGAGCAGCGAGCGGTTTGATGCCTTCCCCGTTGTCTGGCCATTCTGTCAGAGCGAGTTCAAGCAGAAATAGCAGCAACGTGGTGGCGCCGGCGGCCACCACTGATCCACCCACCAGACAACCCAGCAGGGCGCAGTTACGTTCCCAGCGCTTCATTTGTGAAAACCTTTATCCTTCTTGTCCTTGCTGGTCTGCTTGCAGCTGATCACTTTCAGCACACCCTCGATGCGCTTGCGTATCTGCACCCGGGCAGCGTCGCCACTGCGCGCGTTCTCATAATAGATCTCTTCACCTTGGCGTGTGCGGACTTTAACTTCCCAGCTGTGCGTGCCGGGAGGTAGTTGGGCATCCAGTGCCGAAGACGTCTTAGGCACGCTGTATCCTTTGCTGAAGTGCATCGTCTTGGATGCGTCGCCATAGAAGGGTAAATGATGCCACATGTCGTCAAACACGGAGCCGGCAAGTCCAAGACCGCGAATAGGGCCTGCGCTGTCAGGCAGCACACGTACCGCATACTTAGGCGCGACAGGGCGCGCAGTGCGTGGCCGCTGCAGCGCCATCACATCATCAGATACAACTATGCCTCCTGTTGGTGTAGGTCCATATTTGGCGCGCCCGAACTCTGATTCTGAGAACTCATACACCGGCACGCTTTTACCCTGGCATAGTAGGTGCGCGTTGCCGACCATCCTGCGCGCGTGAAGTACTTCCTCGACGAAGGACCTCGCCACTTCCGCAGACACCATACCTTCAGGCTCCATCTTCACCAATTTCGGACGGACGCCGCCGCGCTCCCCAGCGGGTATGCGTGTGCTGCGCCATTTATCACACAAGTCACGCGCGACTGCCCGCGTGCGCACTACACACCAGCGCACATTCGAGATGTTCGCGGCGATCGCGTCCTCGTGCGCGTACGTTGCCGTGACCTGGTAGGGCACCGAACAGATCGCTTCTAATTTCCGCACCGCTGCGTCCAGCTCGTCGATCCGCGTCATCAGCGGCAGAATCATGGCGAATGATCCAAGCTCCGCCGGTGTCAGGACGAATATCGGCAGCCCGTCAGGAGCGGTTTCGCGTGTCATGTCACCAGGAGTTGCGGAACCGTAGGATCTTCACATCCGCAGGCAGCTTGGATAAATCCACCATGTAGCCCATGCCGAACTCGTTGCTGAACTTCTCGCACGCGGCTGTAACCTTGACGTCCATGCCCGGTTTATCGCTTGGGTCTTCGCCCTCGAAGAAGTCCATAACCTCCCCCGGTATGGCCACTTTGGCAGCCTTGCATGCGTCCCATGTTGCTTTCATTTTATTCCACTTCTCGTCGGCGGGACGGAAGCCAGTTACGTGCATCGACATGCTCATGCTTCGATCTTCTCCTGCTCTGCAGACAGTGCGTCCTCTGCCTCGATCGTCAGCTTCGTCGCCTCGTTGATGTCCAGCTCATTGAGGATGACACGGACCAAACCGACCCACGTTGCGTGCGTCTTCATCTTGATCGCCAGCTCCGGGGTGTATGGCATGTCCTTGCGCGTCGTGCGGTTGACTACCGTCATGACGCCCGGCTTCGTCACGTGCAACCAGAGGCACTTATTGGTCAGCGTGCGCTGCAGCCTTTTGCGCGCCTCGTTGAACTCGTGTTGCTGGCTAGCCATGCCGTGGATTAAAGAGTCCAGATCTTGCTGAAACGTGCCTTCCATGCCGCACCCGTACGGAACCTCAGGCAACGAATCCGCATACGCCTCCGCTTGTTCGATAACAGCGTTTACTGCTGTCACCACCTCGCCCACGCCCTTGTGATACGTCGCCATCTGCTTTTTGTACAGAGGGTCGCTGGTGACGCCTGGCCTCTTAGGCACGCCGCGCGGCCACTTGGGGTACTGCTCCCGCGCCGGCGTAAAGGCGCACGGTCCGCCGCAGCCTTTATTCTCCGCCATGAAGGCCAGCTTTCCGTTGATGTGTACGTCCGCCGTGAAACTCAGCGTTTCTTCGGATGCTCTCTCGTTGACCTTCAGTCTGTGTATGGAGATGTTCATCGTGTCATGCATTTTTGTCGACCCAGTCTTGCAGCTCCTGGGCGGAGATGCCGTAGTGCTTGTTGTAGTTCTTCATTTTACCGAAGCGTCGCATCTCCGGCGTTATGCAGTCAGGCGCTACTTGGAACAGTTCTGCAGCGGCCTTGGTGTGCAGATCCTCTGGAGGCTCACCTACCAGCAAGGTGGGCGACAACCGCTTGGTCGCCAGATTGCGCTCCAGTTTTGCGAAGTCCGCGTGTGCGACAAACACCGCACCATCGGTCGGCAGCTCCACAGCCTTGAGGAAGTCGCTGACTTGGCGCGGACGTATATCTTCCAGCATTTGCTCCAGCATCTTTTGATGCTCGGGGTTGTTCACGTGCGTGGGTATGGCACGCCAGTTGCGTGGATCCTTGCGCCATTTCTTGCGAATGCGCCAACGCTTGCTCCGGGGAAAGCGGAACTGCTCCTGCCGCGGCTTGCCATAGACCGCACTGAACAACGGGCTGAATCCCAACGGGCGCTGCACTGCTTTATTTGCGGACTGCTTACGTAGCTCCGCGGCGATACGGCGGCCTGTGCTGTCTGCGGCGCTCACAGCGCCTCCTTGTCTGCGGCCGTGGGGCCGCGCGAGATGAACTTCACTTTGGCGCGCGTGCGCTTCTCCAGCGTGCTTACAAACGAAGCGGCGTCGACGGGCACAGGTGTGCTGGGTCGAGCGAGCAGCAGATACTCGACCAGCAGACGCTGGTCTGGAGGGTCTCCGGCGTTCATGACATCGTACCACGCCATGAATGCATCCTCTTCGTCCTCGGTATGTGTGTTGCGGTGATTGCTCACTGCGATCACACCTCCGGTGTACTCCACAATGTCCATGTGCGTCAGCGCGATATCGAATGCGTAGCCTGCGCGCTGCACACGAAGTGCGGCGTAAGCAGCCAGCTCTCCATCGAACACGCCTTTACGCCAGCCGCCCTGCCAGTCATTCTGTTTGTTATGCTCCCCGGGGAACCAGGCTTCTGGGATGGGGTGGGTGTCCGTGGGCATTGGGCCGGCACCATGTCGTGTGCAGTAACTGCGCAGCACGCCGATGTTCTGTGTGGTGTGTTCGCACTCCGCCTCCTGAAGCAAGGTGTGCGCGTTCGCTGGTGTGCAGTTGCTCCACGTGTAGTGCGGGGGGAACCCAAAGTTCTCATCCAGCAGCACACCTTGCGCGCCTTCGAATACCAGGTTAGGGCATTCTCGGAGCATCGAGCGGCACGTGGCGGAGCTCATGACCTGGAATTCACCAGCCAGCGCACGGTAGGCTTTCACCAAAGTGGGTACGACATCAGCATCATGCAGGGTGTTCCAGTCGTACTCGTCGCCCGGCGTGCGTCTGATCAGACGTGAGGCTTGCTGACAGCGCCACTGGATCTCGCCCAGCAACAACGACTGCAAACCCTCAGGGTTGCCTAGGTTGCCCATGCGCATGACGGGTCGACCCTCTACACCGCCGGTCAAATCCGCCATCAGTTCTCCGATGCCATTACCGCACGAGCCATGACGCCGATCACCACGCTGACGTTCCTTCAGCCGGTTGAGCGCGCCGTGGAACGGTGTCAGCACCGGCGCGGATGCGTCAATGAAATGATCGTTCAGCACCCAGCGTCCCAGCTTCTTGCTCAGCTCCGTCGCTTCAGTGGCCAGGCGGATAGGATCCACCAGCATAAACCGAGACAGTAGCGTGCGCGCGCCAGCCAGGGCGCCGGCGCCGAACTGTTGAAAGGTGTGGTGCAGTCCTTCGCTGGTCACCACGTTGTGCGCTGCCTGAGCGCCGCCGTTAAAACGTACCACCATCGGGGCGTCCATCTGTCGGACCAAGTGATCAACGACCGAGCCCTTCCCTTCATCGCCGAATCCTAAGCCAAATACGATTTTGGCTGTTTTACTTTTGTTCATCTCCATGCTATTTGTTAACTATGAGAACTGGTTTATGCTGTCAATGTAAAGTCACTCCCGTAGAGACTCACACGCGTCGGGGTACGCTTCCAAGGTGTCCAAGCTGTCTTGAAGCTAACAAGCGCGGAAGGTATGACAGGCTAAACGCCGCCAGGAAATTGAGGCACCATAACAAGCAGGGAGTCCGATATCCTGACAAGTTTGTTCCGCAGGAGCAGCAGTGCGGTTACTGCGATCAGCCATTCACCTCACAGCGCAAGCCGAACGGCAAACCAGTGTGCGACACATGCATTCCTATCGCCAAGGAGATCCGACGTACGCGCAACTTAAAAAGAGTCACCACGCTCTACTGGAAGGACCCAGAAGCGGCTAAGCGTAAACGACTTACCATGACACTCGCGCTTGGAGGTATAAGCATTGAATGGTATGACGCACAACCCAAGGTGTGCGGGATCTGTGGAACCACCGAGCCCAGCAAAAAAGGATGGTGCATTGACCATGACCATTCCTGCTGCGGTTATGGCGTCAGGAAAGGGTGTCACAAATGCGTGCGCGGCTTGCTGTGCACTCAGTGCAATAGCGGGCTTGGTATGTTCAAGGACAACCCCACCAATCTGGAAAAGGCCATTGCTTGGCTCAAAAGAGGTGCGGGCGTCGACAGACCGCCCGGTCCATAAAATGGGGCGGGGAGATCTGCACCTCCCCGCCCGTGCTATCTTTTATCTATCGCTGCTCCGTTTACGCGCGGGGACGCCCGCCGCCTTCTTCGTCAGCAGGCACCAGCTCGCTGCTGGCCTTGCCTGCCGCCACGATCTTGCCGCCGCCCGTGTAGGCGGTGATGGCGGATGTGGCCCGTGCGGCATCTGCCACACCAGCCGCACCCTTGGCGTTGAGCACATCGACGAGGTCGTCATGCTCCAAGCCTGCCACACATTGGCCAATAAAGAGCGTGATCGCCGCAGTGATCGACGCCGTCTTCGCCACCTCGATGACGTGCTGCGGGTTGCCCCCAGCATCCTTCATCAGCTCCTGCCACTGTTTGGTGATGCGCGGCTTCTTGCCGTGGCTGGTTTCACCTGGGCGCACGATGAGCACATGGTAGGTCTCATTCAGTTTGCGCAGGCTTTCCACCAGCGGGATGTCGTCCTGCGCATCCACATCGAACAGCTCCTTGAGCAGCTCCTTGGACGTGCCCTTCTTATGCCAGTCGTCGCGGTCATTGAGCATGGGCGGCTCATCCCCAATGAGGACAAACACACCCTTCTCACCGTGCTGCTCGAAGCACTCCAGCTTCGTGTGGTGCGCTGCAGCGTAGATCGGCAGGTGATACGACTCTCCATTGTTGCCGCCGCCACGCCCAGGAAAGACGAACTCATTCAACGAACCCAGAAGCGCTTTCGCTTCGATCTCAAACTGCCCCATCTGGAAAGCAGCTTGGGGCGTGGTTGTCTCATCATCGTGCGCCATGAATAGGATGTTCGGATGGTCGCTGATTTCCTGCTCGATGATCGTATCCAGCAGCTTGGGCAGCTGCTCCCGCACTTCCCCTGGTACGCTTCCCATGGAGCCGGTGGCATCCATGGAGATGATGATCGGCAGCAACGTGGTTGCGCCGGGAACATAGCAGGATTCGCGCATGCCGTTCTTCAGCTTGCGTGGATCGAGGATGTCCGCGATCGCGCGCGCGCTGTAGTCGCCAGTTTTGCTGGCGGTAGCTGCGCGCGCGAATGACGTTCCTGAGCTTTTCAAGTCGTCCACCACGCTGGTGTACGACGCTGTGCTGTGTGAGCCTCCTCCCATATGGTTACTCCGAGGCCTCCGGTGCGCCAGCTGCTGCCGATTCTTCCTGTGTTTCTCCTGCAACTTCCTCGGCGCCTTCAGCGGTGGTCTCTGCAGGTGCGGCTGCAGCTTCTGTGTTGCTGACTTCCTTCTTAACGTCCTCCAGATCAGCCACGGCGGCTGCTGGTTCTTGTGTGTTGCTTGCTTTGTCGGCCATGATGGTCGGTATTACTGATCGATGTCACATTTTGAGCTCGACGAATGTCGGCTTCCCGTACTCTTCGAATAACGCTGCCTTCAGCTCCTCATGCAGCACCATTGCGCTGCGAAATCTTTTGCCTGGGTCTGGCTGGACGCACTTGTTGAGCAACTCCCGTACACGTATGGGCGTGTCGCTCATCAGTTTCTTGTCCAGCAGCTTTACGATCACCCAGGCCAGTTGAAATAGGTCGGTGCCTGCGTTGGGGACTCGCACGGCGCCCTTGGGATGCCACTCTTGCGGCATGCTTACAGTGCGCGCTGGCATGCCAGGCTTGCGCTCAGGAGCACTGAGATACCCCAGCACCTGCCCCGGCTTTGTCACCGCAGCGGTCCAGTCGATCAGATTGCCCACGTGCGTCGCCGCATGGATAAGCACATGCTGTGGGTTGATGTTCCCGTGGTAGACCTTGGCGGCGTGCGCCAGTGTGAGGGCCTCCAGCATGCGGTTCCATATGAACGCCACGATCCTAGGATCTACACCTTCCGGATACCGCTCATTGATCTGCGCGGCCGAGTACCACCCGTCCGTGTAATCAGGAAGCACGCGGAACAGGTTCAGCTGCTTGGCAGGCTTGCCTGGCTCGGTGAGCTTGACCGACGAGTCGAAGTACGGAATGCGCCACGACAGAAACCTCTGACTCTCCGCCGACATGATCTTGAGCTGCTTGGCCATGGCGCTGAAAGCATCCACCTCCCGCTGCATCAGATCATTGTCCCTGGGGCTGCGCGGCACGCGCGCGTACACCGGCACGTCACCCTCCTTGGCGGAGAGCACACCGGTGTAGATCAAACAGCCCGATCCTTTGAAGCGCATACGGTTGAGTGTGCACACGCCGCGCTTGGTCTTGAAAGTGACGGGCTTTGCAAGCACGCCGTTTTCAAACACCGCCCTGGTACCGTTCAACTCCGCATCTGCCACCGCTCGGAATTCTCCAAGCGTCTTGAATGCCACCTCGGCACGCGGGTGACCGTTGTTGACATCCGGGTGTACGGCAATGCTGATCTCCCGGAACGCGGCGCGCAGGTCGTCTCCTGTTTTGACGAACTTGCCAAATACGTCGCGCCACGTCTTGGCTTCCTTTATCCGCTTCTCCCAAGAGATAAAATCTGGGCCTAGTTTAAATGCGGACATGCTAGCCTAATTCTTTTTCCGTGTTTGGTGTTTCGAAACGCAAGCGCATCTCGCGCATGACATCCTCCACTGTCGTCACCCATCCGCCCTTCAGCTTCAACCCAAGCAGCCGTTGCAGCACATAGAAGTGATCCGTCAGCCATTTGACGTTTTTCATCATCTGTTCTTCGGCGTCGTGCTCTGGGACAAGTGAGACCGGTTTGTCTTGCTTTGGGTAGCACAGCGCGTGGCATTTGGGGCACTCCACGTCTGAGAACATGTCGCCTATGCTCAAGCGACTGTAAATATCCTGAGCTGGCGGCAGTGTCTGCTGCCGCGCCTCGTACTCGCAATTGTCACACACGCAAATTGGGTCGTCCTCCCGAGGCGCGATCGCCGGCGCTGCTGGTAGTTGGTTCTCCAGCAAGCCAGCGCCTTCCGGCGCAGAAAGATACACCGTGCAGGGGTAGACCCTACGCACAGCACGCTCAGCGAAGGTCGACGTTGCGCAGCGGCTCACTGGTGGTCCGGTGTGATTGCACTTGTAGCACACGTCGCCGCCGTAATGCTGCACGATCGTGGAGACAAAACGCTCACCGTCCTGGTGCACCTCATAAGACGCGCCAACTAAAATATCTTCAATCTTCAGCATCAGCCATTGCTCCAACGCGTTTTAAGGTAGTGGACGAACTTCGCGCCCGTGTCCGTCAGCCCGCCCGAAGGTTGCCAGTAGAAGCTCCGATCGTGCAGACACTGCACATCCAGCCAGAAATTGCGATGTGACTGCCGATACGGCAGATGCTGCACCTCCGCGCGCAAGCGCACAGACTCCGACTGCGCGCTAGAACCAACACGTTCAATGAGCGCCTCAGGGTTGCTCACGAAAAGCGCGAAAGCACACAGCCGCTCTCCCACGCCACGGTACACACATTGCCCGCCCGCGTTGAGCGATCGACGCTGCGTGTCAGCGCCAAAATAGTCCACCACGAAGTCGATTACGTCATGGGGTGTCATCACCGGCTTGGGTAGCTCGATCATAAAAACTTCTCAATGTACGCCCGGGGGAACTGACCACCCATCCCAAGCACAGGGCAGCGCCATGCGTCGGGATGGAACCCCCGCCACTCCACACGCACGAGTTTCTTAGCCACGTGCGTCACCAGGTAATAAGCACAGCCGTCGGCTACACCCACGGTGAACAGTTTACCCTCCGCCAGTGCTGGTAGAGATGCAGACACCTCTTCCGCTTTGCGTAGCTCCTCCGCTATGTACCGGCCGATCTCGTCATCGTTCACCCACACCCCCGTGGTTGAATGCTGCACAGGCACGCCTATCGGAATGTCCGTGACCGCGAGAGGATCCACGACGTACGGTTGTCCAGTCAGAACATCCCGCACGCGCACCTTTCCCTGCGCCGCCGCCCTCAGGCCTTCTGTGGAATGTTTGTCCGCAAGCCCATAGACCACCCCCACGTCGTCATCTGTAAATTTGACTTGGTACATCAGGCGCTTTCCTCGGCGGTGCGTTGTTCGTCAGCCAGCGTGGGTACACCTGCCAGCGGTAGCTCCGCGAAGTGCGCAATGCCGGGAGTCCAGCAACGTCCGTCATGTGTGATGGTTGCCAGTGGTACGCGTGTCTCTGCATCACGCACCATTACCTTCAGCACTGCGTCTTCAGGTATGCTGTTTTTGTCGCGGTATTCCTTCCACAGTTGCGACGCCTTCTCCAGAGTGGGGATGGGTTTAGCCTCATGACTCCCGATGCACAGCAGCATCGGACAGGTATGCAGCGGCAGCATCTTGGCCTGAACCCCGCGAAAGGATTGGCCAAGCTCTTTCGTGACACGTGCCGCTGTCCTCTTGCTCATGCTCCCGTCGCCCTGTTCCACCCACACGTTAGGCAGCTCTCCGCACTTATGCGCCGCCGCTGGGCTGAACTTCAACCAGACGATGTAGTGTTGACTCATACGGGGGCGACAGGTCCTCCTTTTTTAGACGCCCAGTCGAACCGTGCGTTGAGCCCGTTGTCCATGCGCCAGATAAAAGCGTGCCTTCCGGTCGGATCGTTTTCGATGAAAGCTGCGCCCGTATCAGTGTAAGCCACCACGCCAACGTCTGAGCTCAGCACCAGGTCATGCACCATCTCTCCCGCTCTTGGAGCGAACGGACGGAGATCCACACCATCCAGCAGCGGCACGTCCCCATGGAGGAACAGCATCAGGTCCTCCACAAAGATGACCACGTGGTGCCCTACACGTTCTGAGATGACTTCCACGTTGGGTAGGTTGTGCAACTTCTTGCCCGCGTTGATGCTGTACCACCACTCTCCCCCGCGCTCCGAACGCACAGCATAGCGCCATGTGTTCTCGCCATGCACAAAGCCGCGCGGCAGTATGATGTTCTCCATGCCATGCGAGCGATTCAGTTTCCGCATGACTACGCGCAGCATCCAATGAGGTAGGGACTTGTCATCACCATCTTCTCCAGACACCACCACGGTTGCCGGGTAAAATGGACCACACCCGAAGCTGGTGCTGACCACCAGCTCGCCGTTGTGGTTCTCGCCTTCCACCATATACGCACTGCCGTCCTCCGTCTCGCGCCCGTAGGCGCCGTCCTTCCAGCCCACTTTTTCAAACTTCTTGCTGCGCAGATCGTAGCGTGTGAGCAAGTAAGCCAGCGGCACCAGGCTGATTGTAAACGCCGCCGTCATGCTTGCGCGTGGGGCTTTTGGATGATGATCTGACCGAACTCCGGATACGCAACACCATCGCGCACCATCGACCATAGCGGCCCGTGCAGCGCCAGGAAGTTCGTGTCGATGCTGATGCTGCGGTAATGCACCGCCGCGGTGTGTTGTGCAAAATTCCCAGCATAACGCGGACGTGGCTGCTTGCGGAACAGCTTGCCAAACCAGCCGGCGACTTCCGTCTCGTGCCCGCTGCCGCAGCGGTTCAGCTTGAACATGTCGGCCCAGAAGTCTGCAGCTTCGTCATCGTGTGGGTTTACAGCGCGGAGCCACAGCAGATCCAAGCCACGAGCAACTTCATCCAGCCATGCCTGATCCTTGTCACTGGTGTGCCCGCAGAACGCTTTGCGCACCATCTCCCAGTTGACCTGCACTGTCGTCCAGTCCATCTCGTCGCCCAGCAGCACAATCTTGGGGATGCCGCACATCAACATCGAGTAGTTGTAGAACGGCGAAGCAGCATCCGCCAGAGCAGCCATCACCGCGGTTTTGGAGCCCAGCGATTGCCAGGGTCCGAACTGCGGCAGGAACATGCGCACATCCAAGGGTGTTTTCGCACTCAACGCATCCGTCAGCCGATCCATTGGCATCACAACAGCATCCCCTGTCATGACTACGATCTCCTGCTTGTCTTTGCTGGTGGAGAACAGCGCTCGGTAGCGCTCGGGGTCTTCCCGCACCATCCCAGCCAGTTCGCACATCAGCGTGAACCAGAAGATGTCCGGGGAGAAGACGACACCGGTGTGCGTCGCCCAGCACTGCTCCAGGTAATTCAGATACGACGTGTGCACCATGGCTGACGTGGTGGGAATCTCCGAGTAGACAACATCCCCAGGGGTCAGGGACTCGGCGATGCGTTTCAACGCCTTGATGCCAATGGCTACGTCCGGAAGCTGCAACGGCTGCAACTTCGAATCAATGATGACTGTCTGCATGGTGAATAAAGTAAGACTCCAGCGCGAGGCGCTCTGTCATGGTGAGAAGTCCCGCGCGCTGCACAGTGTAATGCGAGCGTCCTGTGTACAGGACAAACAAGGTCTCCCCTGCGTTCCATGCGTTGGGCTCCCCGCGGATCACACGTGCTGCGCACAGTCCAGGCACATCGCACACCCCACACCAGACAGTCCTATAACCGTCATGCACGGCGATGAAGTCAGGAACTGCCTTGTACCCTGGACTCCCCTCGAACAGTTTTCGGTGCGCTGGTATCAGATCCGCAAGATGCCCCACAAAAAGATGCACTTTGTTCAAGGTGTACACCTCATAAAGATATTTGTCTGGCTCCTTTTTATTCCGCAACAAACGCGCAACGCGCACTGCCAGACAGCAACGCTGCCACACCGGCTCCCAGCCGTGCGGTGCTGGTGTGGCCGTCGGTGCTATTCGCACCTGCCGTGGTGGGTGAATGCTACGCATGTTCGTACTCCCCCTTATAGTCGAAAAACCACGCACGCTCGTCTTCAGGTATATCTGTGAACGTGCCATAAAACCTCGGCGCTACACCGAAGCGTTTAATTTCAAAGTTCCGACGGCTCGGATCGGCATTCATGCTCATGACGCGAATCCACTGCACTCCCATTTTACGGGGATGGCTTACCCACTCCGACCGCCAGCCTATATAGCGCGCGGGATACTCAATTTCTGTGAGCCTCAGCGTGCGGGGCTTTTGCAGAATAGCGCTGCTGCGCGTGCCTTTTGCTCTTTGACTTTCTCCTCGCATAATTTGTGGTCGAGAAATGGTTTAAACGCAGCTTGCGCCTGCGGGGGCATGTTGTGCACACGCCATGAGCTGTGCACTGTCGTCCTAGTCCTGTACTCGAAACGCAGCTCCTGTGTTTCGTCCCAGTCTGTAGCCTGCACCACCCGTACGAAGCTGCCTGCATTCAAACGCCTGAACCATATTTGCCGCCAACGCGCTGCTGGTGGGGCTATTACCGTTATCCTCCTCTCCCGCGGCCGTTGCCGCGGAAAACGGGCGCCGGGGTTTAGGCCGGCGCCCGCGCTTTCTACCTTCTCACCGCGCATGGGTGTTACTTCTTGCTAGGGCGGCCTTTCTTCTTGCCGGTGACAGCTTCGACTGGTGCTGGCAGTGCGGGTGCGGCTTTCGTCGCAGGCCCTTCCAGCAGCAGCCAGTTGCCCGACTTCGCGGCTGCTGTTGCAAGGTCGATCGTCTGCAGCAGCTTGGCGCCGTTGGGGGTCGTGTCGAGCTGCATGCGCAGCGCACCGGCGTGCAGCAAGTCAGCATGTTGATCCAGCTGATCCAGCTCCTGCTTGGCGGCCTTGTGTTCGGCTTCCAGTTTCTTGACGTTCTCGATGCGCTCAAGCTGCTCGCGCACAGCTTTGCTCAGCTTGGCGTCCAGCACGACTTCCCGGAACCAGCCGTCCTGCGAGCTGCCGTTGCCGGTGGCTGCTGGAATGCTCACCGACGTATCCACACTGGTGCGTGCGCGCAGTTCGGTACCTTCGACCACCAGCCACTCCTCCACGGTGCAGGTCTCCTGCTGGGTGCGAGACACCAAGCGCGGAGCTGTGGGGAGCAAACGGTTCACCGTCATCTCTGCGTCCGGGTAGAACGCGTTGATCGCTGCGACCATCGCGATCGTGGTCTTGTCCTTGCGGTCCACGGCAAGCGCGTAATCGCGCACCGCGGTGTTCAGCTGTTCGCCAGCTTTGTTGCGCTCCGCTCTGGCTTCTTCGAACGCCTTGGCGGCGGCAGCCACTTTGCGCGTCATCGCCGTCTTGGTCTCCAGCTTGAAGATCTGGATGGCGGTGCTCGCATCTGCAGCGTCCTGCTGTCGCTTGTGCGTGTCCATTTGCGCGCGATTGAGCTCCTGCACTTGCACGAGCGTCTCGACGTTTCCTGGGTAATGAATTCCGGCGTTGGCTGCGGTTGCGTTGACGCCTGTCTGCTGTGTGGTGTTGCTGTTCATGAGGATATTGCTTTTGATGTTTTAAATGAGTTGTGTGCCTGACTTTTTGACTACCTGACTGAATCTTGCTTCCATTGGCGGAAATTACGGTACAACCAACAGAACCAGTCACGAATGACTGCATCGTTGTATGCTTGGGGCTCTCCACAAGCTCTGTCCAGTTCCTTTTTTGTGGCCTGCAGTAACGCATCCCCGTGCTCCAGAAGATAACGGAATGCTATCTTGCGCACTTCGTCCGGTGCGGGGAATTGCGTTGTGGCGACGTGCAGCATGTGCGCGTCCCACGCTTCATACAACGGCTTGGCCAGTTTGTTGTATATGTCTCCTGAGTTCTCGGTGCACGCGGCCATCTCGTCCGCCAGCTTGAGGTGACAACCCCACATGAACTCCCCCTCCTCCGTCGGGTCGCGATACACCACCGTTGGGGGTGGTGCTGGAGGAGGCTTCGCTTGCCGCGTGCGGCTCATTTGATCATATCCAAGAACGTGTCTTCTGACAGCACAGGCACGCCCAGCTTTTCAGCTTTCTGCAACTTGCTGCCGGCATCACTGCCACAGAGCAGATGCGTGGTCTTCTTGCTCACGCTGCTCGATATCGCGCCGCCGTGCGCTTCGATCATGCTCTCGACAACCTCCCGCGGTTGACTCAGAGCTCCGGTGATCACCCATTTGGTGCCCACCAACTTGTCAGACTTTGCGACAACAGTCTCAGCAACTGTTTGCAACCCGCAGGCTTTCAACCCGAGGAAATAGTTTTGGTTCTCAAACTGCACAAACCACTCCGTAATGTCGCGCGCAGTGATGTCACCCACGCCTTCCATTCCAGTTAGGTCTTCCACCTTGGCAGCAGCGAGCTTGTCGATGCTGCCGAACTTTGCCAGCAGCTGCGGTGACAAGGAGGCGCCTACACCTGGGATTCCCAACGCAGCCAGTGTGCGCCAGGCTGGCTGCTCCTTGCTCTTGGCTACAGCAGCCAGAATCGCCTGGGCCTTGGCTGCGGCAATCCCGGGCAGGTTGACCAGCTGTGCTTCCGACAGCTGGTACAGGTCCCGCGGAGCTGTGGCGGCCTTGTGCGCCCCCAGGATCGCCAAGACCCCCGGTCCGACGCCTTTCAAGTCCATCACAGCCTTGGAGCAGAAATGCTCCATCACGCGCTGCACGCGCCCTGGGCACAAACGATTGCCACAGCGCAGTGCCACTGCCGCGTCCTCCATATGCACCATCCCGTTGCAGTAAGGGCACCGCAAAGGTGGTGTGATATGCTGTTCTGCTCCGGTGCGCTGTCCTTTGTCCGCGACGCGCTTAACGCTGGGGATGATCTCCCCCGCCTTCTCGATGACGATCATGTCGCCGATACGCACGCCTAAGCGGTTAAGCTCATCGAGGTTGTGCAGTGTCGCATTGCTGACTGTAGATCCCGAGAGCAACACAGGCTGCAGCCTGGCCACCGGAGTGAGTACGCCGGTGCGCCCGATTTGGAAGTCGACACTCAGCAGGCGTGTGGTTGCTTGCTCTGGCGGGAACTTGAAGGCGGCAGCCCACTTGGGCGCTTTGTTTCCTTCTCCCAGCTCCTGTCGTATTTCGAGCTCGTTCACCTTGATCACCGCGCCGTCCGTGTCGAACGGGTAAGTGGGTCGGTTGGTGCCCACGATATGCACAGAACGCCGCACGTCCTCGAAGTCGAAACACAAAGCGGTGAAGGATGCCGCACACGGCACCTGCAGCCTGTGCTTCATGAACAGCAGCATGGCGTTGTATTTCTCCCACAGTCCAGCTTGCGCGTACGCGTGGTAGAATATGATCGACAATTCCCGAGCCGCTGTCTGCCGGGGATCTAGCGACTTCAGTGCTCCGGAGGCGGCGTTGCGCGCGTTAGCGAAAGGCTCGTCGCCGTCTGCTACGAGCTGCGCGTTAAGCTTCTCAAACACACGCCGCGACATGTACACTTCCCCGCGCAGCTCGAGATCGTGCTCGTACGGCACAGTCAGCGGCAGGTTGCGGATTGTGCGCACGTTGGCGGTTACATCATCCCCTTCCTTGCCATCCCCTCGCGTGACTGCCAGACTCAGCAGACCGCGAGTGTAGCGCACGGATATGGCCAGACCATCGAACTTGGGCTCCACGGTGCAGGTCAAAGGCTTCCCGCCTGCCGCCTCCACGCAGCGCTCGTAGAATGCCCGTAACTCCTCGTCGTTGTAGACATTGCTGATGCTCAGCATGGGGCGCAGATGCGCCGCTTTCGCGAAACCTGTCGAGGTTTCAATGCCGACACGCTGCGTGGGGCTGTCAGGTGTGACCAGCTCTGGATGTGCTTTCTCCAATGCTTCCAGCTCACGCATCAGCGCGTCATACGCCTGGTCGGTGATCGTTGGGTTCCCCTCGCTGTAATAGCGGAAATCATGCTCCTTGATTTGTCCTCGGATTTCGCTCACGCGCTCCGCCGCCTGTGTGTTTGCATCACCCATACTTTTTACGAATTCTCTCCTTCATTTTGAGCCCCTTCCTCTGGTTCTCTTCGATGCTGTAAAACGCATGCACCGCACGCAAGTCCGTTATGTTGCACATCATCATGTGCGACATGCTGTTCGGCTGTCCGGGGAGCTTGAACACTTGCTCGGCAAGCCAGATCAGCAGCGCCTCCTGCAGGAGTACCATCTTGGTCAGCTCCTCCATGACGTCGACGTTTTTTAGCGGACCATCCATTTTTTTATCGAATGCATCGCCCGCGGCGTCGTACCAAGCCACGCACTCTTCCACGTCCTTGGGTGGCTTGGTCAGTGTCAGACGTGGTGGTGACAGCCAGGAGCGCACGCGACACGGCACCTTTGTTTTACCGTTCTGCTTGCAGCGATCGCAGTCGCAGTCTGTGGGTAGCAGCCAGTTACGTACGATGACGTTGCGCAGCTCTTTCTCCTCAGCCATCGACGAGTGCTTTAACCTTTTCCCAGGACACGCGTTTGACGTTGCATGCATCTGAGGGGGCTTTCCCCAAAGCGACGGCCGCCATGCGCAGCGCGAGCGACTGGGGTGTCACCTGCCCTGCCAAGCGTGCATCGAACAGGTGCACCCACACAGAATTGTCATCTCCGGCGAAGACTCGATCCGAGTAGCTATTCCACGACTCCTCCCGAAGCGGACGGAACGCCGGGATCTTGGATTGCGCGGCCAGTCCGATTGCGCAATAGACTGCGCCGCAGTTGTTGGCTGCGCACACTTGTTTGAGCTCCGTCATGGTGTCTTTGACGTGTGTCCACAGCCTTGCATCTACGCGAGGCGCAGTGGCGGCGCCCGCACGTACATACCACTGCATGTCCAAATTCGCCTCTGGTGTGTCCTTCAGCAGCAACGCCAGTCTGCCGATATTTTTTCTTTGCTTGTCCGTCATGATCTGAAATAAAGCGAACCTACGAACGGCACTTCTGAGACGAAATAGCCAATGCGGTTTACAAAGCTGTATCCGGAGTTCACCACTTGTACGTCGTCGCAATCCAGCCACGTCCAAATGCGATCCGCCGGCTGCGTCCTTACCCACTCCAGCTCCTCCCCGAAAGTCTCAAACATGTGACCATCCCACGACCTGTTCTCCACGATATGGTTTCGCACCGGCTTAAACTTATCCCAGAATGTGCACTCCAGAATGCGTCCGGTCTTACCGCCTACACGCTGTAGTCGGGCAGGTTGGACATCGAGTCGATGAACAATGGCCATTTTAATGCGGCTTCAGGGGTGATGCTGTCCTTTCACAGTTGCTGATCAACTACACGAACCAAGATGTCGCGCATCTGCGCGCGCAGTTCAGCACGCAAACCTTGCGAGCGTATGCGCAGCGAACGTTCTTGTTCGGCGGCGAGCAAAGCTGACGTTTTACCTACACCCATCGGGATGTTCGCCATACCGTGTTCGTACATAGCCATATCCCACACACCTTCGTACATAGCCTTAAAACCAGGCTTAGATAACGCTGTAGCTGAATCGATCCACAAACGCACCGCACTTTTGTGCGGACGCTGCGTGCGCGGAGGCTGCAGTGGTATGTCGTCTTCGTTCATCCCGACACAAGCTCCTCCAGTAGTTGAATAGCGCGGTGATTAGGACACAGCCCACCCCAGTCGCGGCACGCTTTGTTGCGACTGTGCTGACATTTGAAAGTGTCTTGATCTCCGGAACAACCAACGCGACGCAGGTCCACCAGCAAGGCTCGTACCTCTTGCACGTTTTCTGGCACCAGCGGCGTAACAGGCGCAACCAGCGGGCTACCCATACGCTGCATGAAAACCTCCAGCGCTACGCGGGACTCGGTCCAGTGCGCTTCAGCGGCACCGTCCGCTCTCCATGCGGTTCGCGCCTCCAGCACAGCCAGAAGCCTTTGTGTTTCGAAAGCGGCGTCTGTCATGGTGGTAACATTGCATGTGCGCTCAACACCTCCCACTCCTCCCGTGTCAGGTGGGGCTCTGGGTGCAGCTTGGACCAGGCGTTGAACAGTCTCTGTCGTTCCGCCTCTGCCTCGACCCGACAGCGCTCGTTGTAGGCTTTCGTATACACCCCTAGGTAGCGGTCGAACGCAACAATACCCCACAGAAACAGCCCGATTAACACGACACCCACGCATCTGAAACAGAACCGCGTTAAAGCCTCCTTGCGCGGACAGGAAATCCGCAGCGGTGTCCGCAATGCCTCGTTAAGACCCAGCATCGCCCGGCTCCTCCATGGCATAAGGTAAAGGATACAGTTTCACCTGAATCGTTTTCGGCTCAAGTGTCCGCTGCTGGCACGACGCCAGCAGGAGTGAAATCAATAAGAAACGCTTCATACAAAGATGAGTTCTACATTGCGTCGTTCGCTGCTGGTCAGCTCCACTTGCTCATTATTGCGCGGATCGAACAGCATAGCCACGATACGCTGCTCCTTATGCGGGCGTGCAAACACAATGTTGATGGAGTGTCCCTCCGGCCGCCCGCTCGGTGTTTTATCCGCATCCTGCACATAGTTGAGAATTCCAAAAGCCAGCCCTGCGTCCGGGCCGCTGGTCACGGCGTGCGTCGCCATGGCAATTGTTGCCACGAAGCGCGAGCATTTGTCGCAGTCCTTGCGCATGGTCTGGTACTCGGGAAAGACCAGCAAGGCCTGGTCCACCATGTGTCCGTAGGCCTCGGGTGTATCCTCCTCCCGCAGCACTTGGTAGCTTTCATCCAGAAGGATGATGTCACGCGCTGCCAGAACTGGGAACAGCTCGCGACAGCGGGAGCGTAGTGCTGCGTCCGTTACGATCAGAGGGGTGCTCACGGTGTATTGTTCACTCGGGCGGGAAAACATTCAACAGTCGTTTCCACCAGTACCACATGTTCTCTGCCGCATCCCAGGACCACCGGATCAGTTCATCATGCTCCCGGCGAGCACCTGCGATCCACCACAGCCCCATCCAGACCATCCCCAGCACCACACCCACGATCCCAAAGACCAGCGCCAGTATAAACACGGGGATGAAGCTCAGCGTCCACGCAATGCGTCGCAGCACTAGGCCCGCCCGCGTGCTCCAAAAACCATCGCCTGAACCACGCGCGCACCCCAGAGACAGGATGGTCGTGTCGAACAGAAAACGAGCACCGTGGTACTCGAGGTCGGGGCGAAACTTATGACGGTCTAGGTAAACGCAGTGACGCATTGTGTAAGGCGTGTCGCTCCACGCATCGTACAACTCAAACAACCAGTCACCCGCTAGCGTGATGTTCGTCCGGTGGTGCTCCTTGCCCTCCACAGGGTCGACGTGCTTGGCCACCACCGCGCCCTTGGAGGCGCGAAGAATGTGCACGTCAAAGCCCCAGCGGCTCCACAGAGTCAGCTTCTGAATCTGTTCGGTGGCCGGCTGGCGGCCTTTTTGCCAACGCGGTAGCTTCATACGATATTACCTCCCACCAAATCTTTGGTGCCCTGCACCCACACCACAGTGCTTGCATCGCACAGGCCTGGTGTTCCGTGAGCGCCGCCCATGTTGAGCACCCAACCCTTGTGATTGGACCGCATCACAGCGCGACCGGTTCGCACCTGCATTTGCGGCGACAGAAACGCCACAGCTTTACCTGCGCGGATTTTACCATGCAGTTGTGTGCGCTGAAATTCGCCGGGGTAGTTGTCATGGCTTCCGAACTGGCTCTTGTTGCGTTCCAGCCACGCCGCTGCTGACGTGGCTACCGGTTGCGTCTGTGATTTGCTCATAGCAGCTTGCTGTAATCTGGCGGCAGGTGGTCCATGTGAAACTCTTCGTGCGTTGGGTACAGATCAGATCCATTCACAACACCCACACAAATGGACTTCGTGTCCGACACGCGCGCGTAGCCCTCGCTGTCCAATGCGGCACCATCCACGGCGAATGGCGCCAGGGTGTGCACAGCGACAGCGAGACATGTGGCGCGGCACTCCTTGATCGTTCCGTTTCCTGCCCCGCGTATGGCCCACATCAGCGCGTAGGTGCTGCAATGCGGGCGGCTCATGCACAGGTTGACGGTCTGAGAGGTCCGGTGTCGCACCAGCTTTCGTCAATGCGCGCCGGCTGCACCTTCTGCGCCTGTTCCGCACACCGCACCCACTTGCCGCGCCATGTCTTGTAGCCAGGCATGGCGGCGCTGCCTCCCATGCGCAGTCGCTTGCAGTGGCGCCCGCTGCCTGGGGAGTCCTCTACCAGCACACGCACCACCGCACCTTGACGCACGAAACGCCGATTCACATCTTGCGCGACGCAATCTGGCGGCCAGTAGCCTGGTGTGTAAAAGTACAAACCTGCAGCGTGGGGCATCCGATTACCTGTGTATTTATGCTTCTTTCTCATGGGGCGGGTTCATAAACTCAGCTCCGCCGGGAATCAAGGCTGCAGTCGCCTCGATCATAGCGACGCGGCGCAGCACCTCTTCACCCGTCAGCGCGCAGTTGCTCAGCATGTCGTTGCGGTACTGCGCCAACGTCTCCAGTACGCTGCGTGTGGTGGTAACTGGAAGTTCCCGCTCGCGGTAACCCAACAACCAGTTCACCAGATCCACCAGTTCGTACTTCGCATGGCGTTCGCCGACCAGCTTCATGGCCAACTCGTGACGTGCGAAATCCGACGCAGTGGGAGTATCCGCCGACATGGGGTGTGCGGCATCGATCTCTGCGCCAAACGTCTTGGCCAGACCCTCCGCCGCGTGCGCAAGCTCCTCGAACTCGTACCGGCGTAGTTTCTCCACAGCGCTCTCTTCTGACAACACTGATTCCGGATCCTCCCCGGCGTGCTGCAGCCAGTACGCCAGTGTATCCACAGGTACGGATATGAAGGTGCTCAGCAGCATCCGTGTCTTGTTGTCCTTCGTATCTGCAGCTTGCAGCTTGAAGAAGCGCTGCCCGACGACCATGGCCCGCAGAATCGCCATGTTGGCGTCCGGGGGTAATGGTTGTCCAATAAGATCTGCGGCTGCTGGTGTCCCTGCGGATTCGGCGTTTCGCCTTCTGTTGTTTCGACGGTGTTTCATGCGTAGCAGTGGATGATGTTTCCTGGGCACGTGCGCACCGCTGCAGGGAGCAGCCATTCCAGGTGTGTGACTAGACTCTGTTCGCCAGGTATGACGGATGTCGCGAGCATGGCGCTTGTAGGGTGCCATGCTACAGGTTCTTCGGGGGTGCTCCGCAACACGATGTCGGATTTAGTCAAAACCGTACGGAAGCAGTAGACGATGTAGGCGTCGTCTTTTCCCTGCAGCATTGCGAACGCGTTCCACGCGGCATTGAACTCCACAATGCCTGCTTCCTCCAATGCCTCACGCGCCATGGCAACGCGCGGAGTCTCTCCGATGTTCACTTCTCCGCCCAAGCCATTCAGCTTGCCTGCCATGAACTCGGGGTGCGACTTCGTGATGAGCGCCACCTGCGTGCAGCCTGCGCGGAAGGCGAAGGCGAAGCCTAAGCACATGACCTTTGTTCCTGAATCTCCAACTGGCAGGTCAAAACCCGCCAGCAATGATTGATACGCCAATGACTTCACAGCTTCAATTCCTGCACCGCTTTGTTGAGGAACGCAGCCTCGTCTCCCCATGCCGCCACGATCAGGGCTCCCTGATTGCAGAAGCGGATCACCAATGGATCGTCCGGTGCAACCGTGGGCGCCGTCTCCGCTTGCAGCACAACGCTCTTGAGTCGGGTCACCCAGTCACCGGGACCTGAGCTGGTCAAGAAGGCTTCTTTTGGCGCCAGCACGAAGAACTCGTTTTGGAACTGGCGCCCGTATTCCTGCAGCGCATCCTGCACCTTCGTGTTCAACTGGCGATACATCACACGCTCATCCTTCGAGAATGCATCTCGCGCCGGCGTGCCATGCTTGTACGTCTGGCGGATCGCTTCATACCCCTCAGGCCACATCACGCCGCGTCCGAAGAACGTGTGCAGCATGGCGAAGTCCATGCGCTCCTTAGACCAGTCGCGCTCCATCAGCGCGTACAGATCCAGCATTTCACAGCGGTCCGAACTGTCTAGCTCGAATATATCCAGCCAGGGTACCTGGGCATCCGGCACTGCGCCAGCATAGTGCTCCGGCAATTCGCACCACAAGTCGAGCGCGCGGCGCAAGGCGTGGAACGCCCGCCAGCTCAGGAAAGCAGATGCGGGATACCGCACTTTCATTCTTTTTGCCAGGGCTTCGTCCGCGCGGAATGCCTCCAGAAATTCCACATAACGCAAGTTTGCAGAACTCTTGAAACCATGGCGGGCCGCACTTTCGGCCGTATGTTTGATCGACGAGAAGTCGCCCGAATGTGCCTTTTGGATACAGGTGTTCAAGAAGTCGTCGATCCGTTGTTGAGCTGGTGAGTTTGCACCATCCGCAATAGCTGTTGATTCGGTCCTGCGGGTGCCAGCTGATGGCGCCGCAATAGGGGCAAGTGAAGGTGTCACTTTCTTTGGTATTTGTGTCGGTGCGTACGCCTGGCTCCGCGTCGGGGAACCAGATGCCACATTCCGGGCAGTCCACTAGGCCCTCCTCGTCGGGCTCCGCTTTGAAGACGGCGCCACAGCCGAGAAGTCCGTTGGTTACGCCGGCCTCGGCAGTCGTCGGGCATGTGTACTCGTTCATGCGGGCGGGCCATTGACTTGGCGGTATACCCACGACTCCAGTCGCTTAATGCTCACATGCCACAGAACCAGAGTGTCACACGGTATGCTGTACACAGCGTGCGTGGGCTCATCCACTTTAAGCATGAGTTTCACACCCTCCGTAGCTATCACGTCAGGCATGGGGCGGGTAAACGTAATTTTAGTCACCAGTTTGTATTTGGTGTCTCCTGTTCTCTTTGTGATAACTCCACCCTCAGGTACTTCACCGGCAGGTAACAAGAGCGCGTACGTCGGCTCGTCGTCGTCAGACATGATGCGCTGTAAACTCGTTATGTTTCTCGTCCGAATTAAGCCACGGCCCGCGGCCGAAACGGCGGGTCACCGACGCCTCAGAAACGAACTCGCGCCAGTTGTCGAAATTGTAATCAAGCAACTGCAGGTAGGCCTTTGTAATTTCAGCACACGAATTACCCATGTTGCTTGTCCCGCCACGCCAGTGCCACACGCCGTGCTTGATCATTGCGCACACGTCGCAGGGGTAGCCTCGGAAGAACTCCATGCGCTTCTCCCACGCCTTGATCGCATAGCTCTCCCCGGTGAAGATCGTCCCATAGTGATCAAACGTTTCGACGTTCTCAATAAACGGCACACGGCACTGCACTTTGTGCCCGCATGCCTTGATCCAGTCCACCACAGCAAACGTTCGGGTGTCGCCGTACTTCTTGTCCTGCGTTGGAAACGTTTTGGACGTGCCAAACAACAGGACTTCGAAGGTCTCCGTCTTCAACGGAAAAGGACAATCTTCCAGCCGTCCGATAGTGTCATGCTCCGCGTACAGCACCGGGCAGTCTGGATGGTAGAATCCCTCCGACAGCTCCGGCGTGTGGCGCTTGTAGTGGATGGTTGTTTGCATCATTCTGTCTCGCAACAAGCGAAGAAAGCGCGCATATCGGCGCGCTCATTGCGGATCGTACAACCCATCTGCAGCAGCAGTGTGCGGGTGCGCCACAAGTCTGTCCGCTCCTCCGATGTAAGCTTCGCCACTGGTGTAACTGCCAAGCCTAGAAACCGCCGTTTGATTTCTTCCAGCATCTCCGGGACGCATGCGGTCACTTTACCGTTGGCTGCTGCGTGCTCGTCCTCTCGACTGCACACGAACATCAACGTCCGATCCTGTGCATCCAGCACGTCGTGAAAACCCGCCTGTACATACAGCGGGTCGTATTGCTGCCAGGGACCTGGTGTGATGTTTGGCAGCTCTACCTTGATTCTGCTCATCAGTAGGGGGTGCGCTCTATTTTCTGTTTGTGCTGACAATACGGACAGCTTGTAAAATTGCCATACTGCGTGGTCAGCACGTCAGCCTGTCGAAATGCGTCATTCCCGCTGCGGGGGCCTGCTCCTGCAAATTTGTCAGAAATCGATCCAGCTTCACCTCCTGTACGCCGGCGTTTTTGCCTGCTACAAACAGCCCGAGCAGCAGCATGCGTTGCTTGGTGTCGTCATCCTCGTCATACGCGAACGGGCTCATCACACCTTGTTTCGTGCTGCTCATGTGTTGTTAGACAGATGCTCCAAAAACTCTGACACAAGTTGGTGGAACTGATGTGGTGTCCGTATTGTGCCATTGGTGATGGTGGTCATGAGTATGCTGCACAAACAGCTGATGCCGAAATTCCAGTCGTGGTTCTCGTCGTCTTCAGGACCTACCATTTCCCCAAGGGGTGTAATCGTGATGCACGGCGAGCGCACACCGTCCGCACCTTCGTGAAACTCCGCGCACAGCCCATCATCGTCGGTTCCGTAAGTCCAGGTCACCAGCGTGGTTGGGCTGCTCATGCTGCTCTTCTGCGTTGCGTGACCGTGCTCATGCGGCGGTCGGTGCTGGGTACTCCGCACTTTGTGTATGACTCCAAAATATCCACACGCGCGTTAGGTGGTGTGGTCTTGCAGGCCCGCAGAATAGGATCCCGCGGGTTGATGTACACCATGTCAAATTCCTTGGCTGTTGCGCCAGGCTGCAGTGTCAGTGCTTGCCATTCCTCTTTTACCTGGAAATCCTTCCCGTCAAAATAAAGACCGGATATTGCTTCTCGCGCTACAAGGCGCGTAATGGATTGGTTCACCCTGCTTCAGCTTCTAATTTATGTATGCTTAGACACTCCGCCACGTCGTCATCGTTCACTGGTGGGTTTCCTGCTTCGTAATACAAAGACAATGCACGGTCCGCTGCTATTGCGGCTTCGGCTAAATCTAACCACTCATTGTCCCCAGCAGGCACGAGTGCTGCTCCTTTCTTCAGCTGCACCAGCCCGCCTGTTGCATTCACTGTCCGCACCAGCAATTCACACGCGGCGATTGCCGCGCTCAACTGATGCCCGTCATCTGTGTTGTCAGCCATTGAGCTTGTACTTTTCGATATCCTCCGGGCTCACCGCCCAGTGCATAAACGTGGTGCAAATGTTCGCGACTCTGCGATGTCGCATAAGCACTGTGGTGCTGTCCGCCGTTCCGCGCCATAAATGCATGACACGCATGGCTGCACGAGGCCCCACGTAGTGGGAGTATTTGAACTCAGGAACATCCAGATACATGCTCAAGCCGAACATCCAGCCGGTGTCTTTGCGCGTGGCCAGCGCAGCTGTGTAGATGTCGCAGGCCAGCTGTACACCCACCGTGCCCGGTGCGATGCCTTGATCGGGCCACAGTAAACTCGTGCGCGCGCGCTCCGGGGTGTGCGCGTCCTTGAACGCTTGCGCGCGGTACGGCTCAAACGCGTCCACTTCTTCCTGTGTTAAAGTGAAGTCCACCTCCACCAACGTCGGGTTAGGATCTGACTCTAGCATTTTTCGTCTCTGGCGTTCTGGTCGATGCGCTCCTCCTCCATGGCATGCGTTTTTGCCGACCATATTAAATCGTCCCAATCAATATCCAGATGGAAACACAACAGCATCATGTTGGTCACGGTGTCCTTGATGTAAGTCTCAGGCTCCTTACCCGCATCGGGGTATTCAGAAAGCACCTGGCGCTTGCCTGTTGCGCGGTACACTGCAGCCCCAGCTTCTCCGGTGTGCCGTGGGTCTTTGCGTGGGATCTTGGCCCACAACTGGCGCACTCTACGATCAGTTTCCGCCTGCTTCTGCGCTGCATCTTCTTCCGCGACCGTAGGCGCTTCGCCTGCCGCTGCAACCACCGCTGGTGACTTTTTCACAAATCAGCAAATTCAGCCCAAAAATAACGGGTCACACAATCGAATGACCCTGAGATAACTTCCTCCCCATTCCACTGCAGTGAATACCAGCCGTCCCAGTGTTTCACGATGGTGACCTCTGCCAACTTCCAGACGACGGTTTTCATGACGTGTCGCGCGGGAGGTTGAAATCACATGATGGACGACATTGGAATGCTACTGCGTCCCGGCCCCATCGGGCGCATCACTGGTGTTGCTGTGTCCTGCAACGTGTTGCTGGATGGTAACGGTGTCAGATCACGCTGTGCGTGGGGGCCTGCGCCGCCATCGCGCGCCATAAGATGCTGACGAAGCGCGGGCAGCGTACCAGGTCCTGGGCCTTGGCCGCCTTGGCCCATGTACTGAAGACCTGCGCCCAGACCTGCGCCGCCAAGACCGCCTGCGAGCATGCCGTTCAGAATCGAAGGGCTTCCATTCTCCTCCTCATCCCTGCGGCTTTGCATCAACTTGCGGACCAGCTGCACCACCCCACCGACACCAGCGCCGGCTACACCGCCAGCCAAGGCAGGCGCCAGGTACTGCTCCATGCCGCCTGCGGCTTTGATGTTCCAGAGATTGGCGAAGCGGGTGGCGGGTGCGTTCATAATTTTTATTATCTGGAAATCTGCGGCAAGTCCATCTCACCCGCAAGGATCAGCTTCGAGCCTTTTTTCAGATTATCCAACCACCATAAAGGTTGCAAGTTGGTGTAATGGAAGCATAGGCGCTGCTGGACCACATCGGCCAGATCAAACGAAGAACACGGACGGACATGATCGATGTGCCACTCTCCTCGATTCCCCCAAGTCATGCCAGGGAGGAAGCGCGATTCTAGGTGTGCCTTCAACGCCTCGACTGTGCAGCCGATGAGTGTTTCTGTGTGCTCGCGTTTAGTCAACCCTCTACCTGCTAACACCCCACGAATGCGACAACGCAACAAGCTGGCCAGTGCAAATTGCGGGTCGGTGCGCCAAAGCAGTTTCTCTTTTTCTCTGCCGCGCTCGCGACGCTTGGCTTTAACATCTGGGCGCTGCGCGTAGGCCTTTTTCTTTTCAATGGCTTCGGGTTTTGCGGCGTATTTCTTTTTCGCAGCTGCCTCCTTTTCGGGTGTCCAGGTTCTGGTGTGACCTGCGTAGCGTTGTTGTGCTGCTTTGCGTCCAGAGATGCTACGCTTCTCTGTGGTCGCTGCTTTACGCGCAGGTAATGCGGCTTGAAACTCAGGGTTGGCATTGCGCGCTGCTCTTCTGCGTTTCGCGTATTCGGACTGCTTGGCTATAATTGTGACCTTGTCCCGTTCATAGCGCGCTTTCTGTCCCTGCAACACACGAATGCGTGTTTTAGCATACACCGCACGTTTGGTCCGCTTAACACCTTCTGGATCTTCTATGCGCCTGCGCGCCATGCAAATCGCAGAGCTAAGACACCGCAGCTGTCTTCTCGATTCTAGGACGTCCGCGTTTGCGTCCCACGCCGCACGGGGCACAGCCATTTTTGCGGACTGCAGCTGCTTTCGCAGTGGTGCGAGCTTGGCCTCCAATTCTTCCAAGCGCAACTGCGGCGGAGTTTTTGATTGCATCCATAAATTTAATCCTAAGCGGTTAGGTTTCCAGATCTTTCTCGCCAGCCAACACAGAGTAGAAATCTTTCCTAGTCAAATTTAACAAGTGACGAATTTGTTCCTCGGCCGCAGGATTTGGCATCGCCTCAGGCAACGGAATGTAGCCCCACCGGTTGCCGGTGGTGAGCGTGGGATCGAACAACCCGCCCGCCTTGGGGGTCAGCGTCTTGAAGTCAATGATGTCACCCGTGCGCACCGGCATGGGATTGTAGCGATCCAAAACTTTGTCAGTCATCAAACCCAAGCGCAGTTTGCCGCCCTCCATGTCGCGAGCATGCAGCCCGGCACCATTTAGAAGCGCCCGGAACTTTTCGAACACGAATGGCTTGCCGGGAGCCTTGGGCGTCTGGCCTGCGCGCAAGGTGCGCCAGAACTGATCATTCTTCTGCCCGCGCAAGGTGACAGATTCGCGCAGATTGGCGTAGGCGCCGCTGGAGATCATACCGGCTACTTCGAGGCCCGACAGACGCTTGCTCTGCCCGCCTTCGCCGCCGCCCTTCGTGGGCTGCTCGTTCAGGTCGTAGGACGCCTGTCCGCGCGAAGAAGTCTTGCTATTGCCGCAGAGCATTGGCTTACCGTTGCGGCGCACATACAACAAACCGGTGCGCATCTCAGCACAGTAGACGTAGCCGTTGTACGCTGGCATTGAGAAGCCATCACCAGCGCGATCACCATCGACTTGGGATGCGGCACGGGATGTGGTGTAACTGGCGGTCCACGCATCCAGATAATGTGGGTTCTCGATAAATTTTACCGTGTCGCGATTCACAGGGCGAACGATGGAGCCGGCGCCGGCGCGCACCGCCATTTCCTGGAAGTCGTCGACCAGTTGTTTACTTGTAGAATGCAACCTTTCAGAAGGCCCCGTTGTTGTCTCGCTCCTATGCCCGTCGCCCAGAAGCATGGACTCTATAGCGCGAAGACACCCAGCCACAGGCCCGGTCACTATTTCGCGAGGCATGCGCTTAAACTGACTGTGTCCGCCATAATTTGAGAAATACGTAGCAAATGACTTCTCCAGAATATGGAACCCCATGACCACGCCGTCCTGCTTGTAGTAAGACCAGCGTACACCCATCCGCTGTAAGAGTGCTTCAATGCGCGCAACTTTACCGGGATTCGCGGTGCTGCTCTGGTAAACAACCACGTATGCCTTGTTGGTTCCAACGCAGCCCTCCGTCACCCACCAGCCAGTGAACTCGCAGAAATCGCCCCAGTCTATTTTGTGGGCGCCGATGGTGAACTGCACACGTGCGTCTGTGTTGCGGGGAATCAACCCGAACTGCTTAACTTTGAAACGTGTGTTCTGCAGTTGCGAGGCTTGGCGCAGAGAAAACGTGCGCTGTCCATAATATGGCTTCTGCCACATGTTGTGGTTCGGCGTAACTGCATAGTCGACGTAGCGCCCTGAGAACGCGCAAAGGTTGCCTTCGTAGTGGTACTTAAAAAGATGCAGGGGCTTTTCAAAAAGCAGATCTTGCCCGCGCTCGTCCGACGTCGCCAGTGCGTCATCAGGCGTGACATCGTTCCATAGGAGCCAGCCGCGTTCCGACAACACCTCAGTCTGGTCGTCATAGCAGGCGCCGGTGTGGTGCAACTTCATGAGGTACGCCGAGCCCACAGTGATGGGGTTCTCCAACTTGCGATTTTCACGCGGGTCGAAGACCTCCTCTTTGTCGCTCAAGCCATTTTCTGCAAGCTGCTGCCGCACGTACTTGATCCAACTGTCGCTGCCCTTGTTGAAACCTGGATTCTTGATGGGCTTGCCCAGCTTCTCCGCAACCTTGCCCAGCATGATTTCCAGCGGCAGCTGTGAATTGGCGCGGCTCGGAATACCCATCGGGTTGAGCAGCACCTCCAGCGGGCGACCGTCAGCGGTGCGCGGCATGTGCGCATCGGGCACCACATAGGACGTGATGCCTTTGTTGCCGGTGCGGAACACCAGCTTGTCGCCGTCCTCGGTGGGGCGCTCGCTCTCCACCACAACCTTGACGCTGCCGTCGCGATTTCTGGCGATGTCCACCACTTTACCGGGGTGCTTGGAATCCCAGCGCGTGCTGGCATCGGCGCGAAGCGTGCGCGCCACTTTGTGCAGCTGCCCCAGTGCTTGCGTGGATGAGTTGAAATTGCGAGGCTGGCTAGCGAGCACCAACGGATCATCTTTGTGCACAATGGTGCCGACTTTGACGATGCCATCTTCGTCCATTTGGGACAGCTGATCTTTGTGGAACGTCTCTGGGAAGATGGAGCGGAAATGATCCAGACCGCCTTTTAGGCCGCGCGCTTTGAAATCAACGGCGTGTGTTTCGGTGTGCAGGCTGCGCAGACGATTTGCCATGGCCTGGCTGATGACGATCGCGTCGTCCATGGAGTAGCCCTTGTAGGGCACAATGCCCACGCGTGCGTTGACGCCCATGGCCAGTGTACCGTTGTCGTCGGTGTAGCTCGACTTCGCCAGCAGCCCGTCTTTGGCCACGACATCGCCTGGCTTCACTGTGGGTGTCTGCGTGATGCCTGACTTGCGGTTGTATGCGAAGCTCTTGTACAACGGGATGCGCACTTTAGCGCCGGTGTCGTCGACGCCCTCAATATGGTCGTCCCCCACACTGCGCACTGTCATGCCGGTCTTTGCACGTAGCGCGCCAGCTTTAGAGCCTAGGTAGTCGTCGAACGACCGTCCCTGCTTGTCGCCTTCCATGAGTGCTTGAACCCATGGCGCCTCCGGCTTGGCCAGCGGCAAGGCTTGATTGTAGAAGCGTGAGCCGTAGAAGAGACGAGTGGGCTGAACCGCGTTGCGCATAGGCATGGCGCCCACGTGCGGACTGGTGAGCTGGTCGGCAGACATCAGCTCATAGTCTACGTCATCAGGTTCGACGTAATTCAGTTCTTGGTCCTTGATCGCTTCGACGGTGGCCATTTTAGGCTTGCTCCATTAAGGAAAGAAGTTGGGGACTCAACCCGCCGGCTACGGTAGGATCATATGCCAGCCCGTGCAACGCCGACGCGTACGGTGCGCCGCCGGGAAGCATGGAGAGCAAGCCTTGCGACATTTGAGTCGCTGGGGCTCGTGATGTCAGATGTCGGTACGCCTCGGGGATTCGATTGGCGCGCGCGGGGTCGGAAAACGCAGGGGCCTGCATCTTGGCTGCGCTGGCGGCGGGCACAAACTGCTCAGTCAAATTGAGCAGGATGTTGGCGAACGTATTACGCCCAGGCACAGGGAGGCCCGCTGCGTTACCTGGCGATGCGTCAGTTGCCATGCGCCCAATCCGCGCGGCGGGTGCTTTCCACGCAAACTGGCGCTGCTGCAGGGATGGAGCTGCGCTGAACTGTTTAAAGATGTCAGTAGGTCCAGGCATTAGCGCAGGTAGTAAGGGTTGCGGAGACTGTGGGGCCCGGCGCCGTCAGACGGCAGCGTGCTGTGCGCCATTTGAGTAAGACGCCCGACGCCGTTCGACATCGCGCCCGACAGATGTGACTTCATGGATTCGGCCCACTGCATGATCTGCGCAAGCACGTTTGGGTCAACGCTCTTAGTGTTCGGCGCAGTTGCTTGGACTTCCGGCGCGGCTGGAGCTGCGGGCTGCTCGCCGCCCAGTGTGCGATCCAGCGTGTTGCCCAGCGCGTCAAACCCGAGGGATGTCAACGCACCTGGGATGCGTGACAGCAGTTTCCCAGCACCAGCGCCGGGCGTGAGATTGAAAGCGGTGCGCAGTGCATCACCAGCAGGCTCAGCCCAAGGCCGCGCCAAATCGCTGATCTGCGCATTGCCGAAACCGCCAGCACTGCCAGCTGCTGCCAGTGTTTGTTTACCTGCGTGATACGCGCCTGGGATAACGTTTGCCGCAGCGGCGCCTTGATTGGCGAACCAGCCTGGCAGCTGCTTCAGACCGTAGCCCACCTGCTCGGCGCCGTTTGTGACAGCGTTCGCTATGTGCCTGCCGTAATAGTTGAGCGTGCCGGGATTGTTGGAATTGCGCCAGTCTGCGTGTGGTTCCTCGTTCGCCCAGTTTGTGTAACCCGACGTGTCGAGCCCTGCCTGTGCGACGTCTTTCGGATGCGACAACACCTGCTTTCCGGTGTTCCACAGATCACCAACAGCACCCGCGATCGTAGAAGAGCCATCGGGGTTCACGCCGTGCTGCTTCGCCACATCACCAAACGACACAGGTGCGCCAGCGCGGCCGGTGTGGATGCGAGAGTCGTTTGAAAATTTACGGCTCAAACTGTCGGCTTGTAGCTTGCTCAACGCTTTGTTGATGCCCTCCATCTTCTGCCCCATGAACGTTTTGTGCATCACGTCTCCGCCAGTCATCATCTGCTGCTGATGCTTCGCCTGCGCCTGCACCTGCTTCGCCTGCGCCTTGGCCATATCAGCTTCCTGCTTGTGCTGCGCGATCTGCAGCTGCGCCTTCTGTGCATCTGCCTGAGACTTCTGCAATGCCGCCTGTGATTTCTGCAGCTCGGCGGGATCGACCGCATTGGGGTCTGGTGCGTTCGGATCCACAGGCGCGTTTGGACTCACAGCGCCCACGGTGACCGGACCCTCCTGCCCTGGTGTGCTCTGCGGGTGCTGGGTGCCCAGCATCAACGGCTTGAGCCCAGTCGTCGAGATGCCTTTGGCGGGCATCGCCGAGGCGCTCTTGATGGTAGGAATGGTGGCGAGAGGGATCATAGACGGTAGCGTGCAAGAACTGCGGCACGGCGCGCTTTCTCTTCGGGTGACAATGTAACTTTGCGGGTGCGTGCGCTTGTCTCCTCACGCAGACGGCTGCGGAAGTCGCGCTGCACACGCCCCATGAGCGTATTCGACATCGGAATCTCCTGCATCGGTAGATCCAGCTGAGTCTCGACATCACCGGCGCGGCGTGTTGGGAGCGTCACGCGAATACGCCCAGCCTGTGCGCCCTGATTACGCACTTTCAATGCCTCGAGCAGCTTGTTCGCGAGGTAGCCGCCACCACCAATAACAGCAGCACCGCCAAGACCAAGCGCAGCCATCTGTCCGTTTGACATGCCCTCGGCTTTCGGAGCCTGCACCGTAATGTTAGATGCGGCTGGAGCGTGTGACGCCGCTTCTGCCTGCGCCGCCGCCATGTCTTTTAAAGCCCTGACGGCTTCTTGGCCGGTGTAGATGTTGGACTGCGCCAAGTCTTTGCCGGGAAGCATGGCATAGGCTCCGAGCGCGCCAGCCACTTGTCCACCGGCGCCGTGCCCTGTCGCACCACCCACCAGCTTACCTCCAAGCATGCCGCCGGCCATAAACCCAGTGTTTTGAGCGATGTTGGCCAGACGCGCTTTGAGGTTGTCCTTGGTCCAATAGTCCTGCTCAGCACCAAAGCGCTGCAGCGCATCATTGCCGACAGAGGCGATTCCGCCCACAGCCAACGGAACTTTCGCGTGCGAGAAGAAACGCCCCGCGCCGGAAAGCACTTTACCAACCATCGCCTGCTTTGCCGCTTGCTTCGTCGCCTGCAGCGCGGCCAGCAACTGCGCTGTGCGTAGTGCCTCCTGCGAAGCGCCGGTATTGGCGTCTCGATCTTTGCCAGCCTGCAGGACAGGGTCGGCCTCCATATCCCGACGTGTGCCATCGGGGGGAATACGGCGCATCATCTCTTCGATGCCGGCGTTGCCTGCGGTTGTCGCGTGGTACGCCGCCAGCGCGGCCAGCAGGCCGCCCACTGTGCCGACACCTGCAGAGGTACTGGGCGACGCACCTAGAAAGTGCGCGCCGCCGCCAGCCAAGGCCCCTGCGCCTAGGCCCGCCATCAAAGCGCCTTTGCCTGGGGAATGCATGTCGGCGGCCGGAGAATCAGCCATGGACGTAAACACCGTCGGAAACCAGTTGCTCTTGTTCGTCTCAATCTGTTCGTCCTCATTGGGTGTCAATTGCGCACGGCGCGGCACAAGCGGCATGTACTGCTGCAGGGCGACACCACCGTAAGAGCTCGGAACGTAGCGAGATACCTTGAACATTTCACCAAATGTGACCCACGGCACCGAGGGACGCAAGCTCGCCGATTTGTGAACCACCGGCACGCCCAGCGAGGCGGCCAACCCTTCGCTGGGCGCATTACCCGGTACAATGAAAGCACGCACGGCGCTTACGTCCTGAGGCTTGTTCGCAAAAAGCTGCTTGAGGGCGGCCTTTGCGTACCCTCTACCACGGAACTCGGGGAGCAGGCCAATAGCGTAGTAGCCCACTTTCTTTCCGTCGTTGTCGTGCCGAAACTGCCACCCGGTAAAGCCCGCCTGTTTGCCAGTGCCGCGCTCCACAATTGCATGCGCGTCGTCGAGCGTGTCGCGCCGCAAGCCGAACGGCCACCATTGCGGGCTGTCTTTATAAATGCGATCCAGAGTGTCGGTGATGTCCGCGAGCATACGCTGAAGCTACCACAACCTAAACGGCGTCGCCAATCAAGATGCGCTCGGCAATGCGAACACCCGCACGCGGTGCCCCCGGGCGCAGAGCCGCATCAATATTGGCTGCACCTCCTCCCAGGTGGCACCTGCGAGCCCGGTGCCCACTGGTGGCATGATGATACCTGTGGCGCCGACCTCGGTTGCCAGCTCCGATAACCGGTCGATGCACGCGCGCAGCGCATCGATGACCAGTGTCCTGTCGCCCGCAGCCTGCCGCACACGAGCCTGTGTGATCATATTGGCGATGCGCACATTGCCTGCACTGCTGCGGCTGACCGCGCTCACCAGCTGCACACGCCCAGGCTCAACAGGCGGGGCGCCGTCTATGTTGCCCGCACACCACTCCCGATACCGTTCCTCCGCCTCCGGATACACGCGCGACAATGCGCCGCTGAATCCAGCACCCCACTTACCATCCGCGTTGCACCCATGCGCGATGATCACCGTGTCCTTGGCGCCGTAACCCGCAGGTACGCGCGTGGCATCCCCGCGCTCGGGGAACAGCGTGATCTGGCGTGCTGGCATGTACACGGGTCCATAATAGCGCCCCACACCAGGCACGCACTTGGCGCCTTCTTCTGGCGTTAGGATGTGGGTCGTGGTCCCTCCCATCGTGTCGAGCCAGAAGCCTGGCGCATCCGGGAGGTCAGTGTACCGCATTACGGGCTTTGCGGGTTCGTTCTTTACTGGGGGTTTGTTCATGAGCTTGAGTCGCGAGTTCGAGTTTCCATAAAAGAGCAGCCACACCTTGCGGTGTCAACACAGCCAGCGGCGGCAAAGCACGCAGCTTGTCGTCGATGTCGTTTGTAACATATAAGTTCGCCATAGGTCCGTACCGCGCTGTCCAGTCTAAGCGCTCGCTCGGCCACGTGTCCGTGACGTAATCATAGCGCGTCGCATCGGCGGCGTTCTCGCACGTCACCACGTGCAACCACACATCTGCTTTGTCCGGCAGCCTGCTTAAATTTTCCCACGCCATACTTTTGCGATATGCAGCCTCTAGCGCACGCACAACAAGCACAGGCACACGCTGCGCTGTGGGGTAGATCTTATACGCACCAGCGAGCAAAGACTGTATAGGCGCCGTCGAGTAGCAAGCAAAAGGGATCTCGGTGAATGCCGCGATCAGCTTTTGCAATCCATCTGGCGAGCAGGACAATAACGGAGCCAACAGAGTCTGCACACCAGTTGCCGATTCAAAGGTGGCCGACCGCACTTCCACTTCGCGGGATATGTCACCACGAACGAACGAAGCGAATCCACTGCGCGCGTAGTAAAACTGACGCAAGCGCGGTGCGTCTACCTTTGCGAACAAAACGTCGAGCCACCCACCACCAGCACGCGGAAGCGTCAACACACCGCCTGTGTCCGTGCGCTGTAAACTACGCAGCGCATCCCGTTTCGCGCGTGTCCAAGCTTCCTCGTCTTCCGCCAGCAGTCGGTCCATGAACACACGTGTGGCAGGATCTTCCAGCGCGTCGCACTGCTCCTGCGTCAGGTAGTCATTCGCGTTGGTGGGTAGGTGTTCGACAACCAGACCGAACTGCGCGACAGCCTGCGTCAGAGTCGACACCAGAGAAGCAACGTGCGCTTCGCGGCGCTTCCCCGAGTAGCCACTGATCTTGGTGTAGCCGTGCCCTAGCTTTTGCGCGGTGTAGCCGTGGCGCTGCATTTCCCACTCCACATCAGCACGCGTTGCAACATGACACAGAAATGCAGGCGGCTGCGACTGTGCAGCATCCATAAAATTGTTCACTTCCTGGCTGCGCTCTTCGCTAGGGTCAGCCAAATGATACCGAAGGTACGTGCCCATCGTTTGCTGCGAAAAAAGCCCGCGCAAAACCGGCAGGCGTGGTTGATCGAACTTCCTTGGTGTAAACGTCCGAGTCTCTTGTCGTCCAGTGCACCGGGGAGTAGCGCTTGCCCGACGAGCACGTGATGTACTGCGGCACCACCGGTCGCTTCTCGGGCATTCTGCACGTCCCCCAAATGCCCGTCTTCTTCGTGTACGCATCCTGGGCGGGCCATGCCCGGTGCGTATGTGACTTGAAGCCCACAGGCAACCAACCACCGAACTCCCACGGGTGGAAGTACCATACAGGACACTGCCGCAGCTCGGGCACAAGCTGCGGCAGGCGCCCGACAGGGTTCTCCAGCGCCCACCAATCAGGTTTGCACATCTCAATGATGCGCAGAGCGCACCGCACCAGATTGACGCTGGCAGCGGTGCGTCCGTCTTTATCTTTGACTTTCCAGTACTGCGCACCGGAGCTGGCGAAGTCAGTGCATGGGGGTGCCGCGAGCACCCCCACAACACGACCCACGATGTGGACGTTGCGACTTAACCACGCCCGAGTGATCTTGGTGACATCCATGCCGCGCTTGATATCCACACTGACTACATGGTACCCAGCTTCCTGGAACGGCCGCGGCCAATTGCCTGAATGATCAAACAGCGACAGGATGGTGCCTTTATGCATGCCTACGCAGGTGCAGACGGAGTGACAGTGAGGCAGAAAGGATCACTGCGCGCCTCCGCCGGGTACCACGCGATACGGCTTCGGTGCTGGAGTTGCAGGGCCTCCGTCTCTGCGGCTTCTGCGTTCACAGCCTCCACCTCCACAAGCCCGGACTGCGACATCTCGCGCACGACGGTGACGGTAAATTTGGGCATGCCTATTCCTCGGCTTCCGTAACCGCCACCGGCTCCGCAATGATCGCCTTGCGGACCAACTCGGCGGCAAACGCAAACGCGTCGCGCCGCGCTGGGATGCGCGTGTTCTGTTGTCCGCTGATGAGCATGCTCAGCGCGATGTCCAAGTTGCGCGCTCCGGCAATGCAGTCGGACGCTGCCTGCCAATGCTTGTGATCCGCCTCTGGCGCAACGGCACGCTGCTGGTCGATGACGACCAGCATGGCTACTTGCTGCTGTAAAAGAGGGTCCATTATAGGCTCCAAGTTCGCGCGCTGAACGAGCTCGCTTAAAGAGGGTGCACTAACTAAAACCATATGCAAACTTTAATTTTAAGGCAGCCTGAGCCAAGCTACCGAAGTTTCCGCGTGATACGTGACATCCATTTGATCTTCGGCCTGCAGCTCCGGCACCTCGTGCGTACCAGGCTGTGCAGCCTGAAACTGAGTGGTGATGTTGTGACCAAAGCCGGGCGTGGTGATGTTGCGCGGAAGGCGTAGCGCATCAAACAGCGGAAGCAGCTGCAGCAAGGTGCTGCGATACAGCATCGTGTCCGTCTTCGCCATTGCGCCGGTGCCTGCGAAGCGCACCAGCAGCAATCCGTTTGAGCGCAGACGCATGTAAACTTTGATCAGCCCTACGGCGCCCATGTCTGTGAATTCAGGATCTGGTGCCTCGGTTTTGGCACTGGCTGCTGTGGCTGTGCGCCACTGTTCCACCCGCTGCAGCAATGCAACGAGTTCTGTGTTTTTAGCGGGGGTCATTGCTCTTTATATTGCCGCCCAATGTCGTTGTATAGAGGAACTTTAGACTACTCCTCAATCAAACGAATCACATCCTTGAAAGCCCGCGCACGGTGCTGGGTGCTGAACAACTTGCCCATGCTTGTATGTGCTGTGTGCAAGGCGCTCAGTGCATTCGGTGGGAGGCATGCGTCCGCTTTCCCTGCACGCAGCGCGGTCAGTGCCTGCGCTGCTGCCGCCGCCAGCCGTTCCAGGATCTCAATCGATTCACCCTTGGTTCTGCCGAGTTCCCGGGCAATGCGCTTCTGCGCGCCGTCAGTTAGCTTTGGCACCTTGTTCCGCTTTTTTGAATGCTTGCAGCCACGCCTGCAGCTGTGGTCTTGCTTGATGCAGCCCACCGTCCAGCGCACCAGTGATCAGACGCTTCAACTCCGCGCGCGCCTGATTTGTGCTCAGCATAAGCTGCGCGAGCGCGACAACGCCGCTAGGCGGGTCCGTGGCCTCCGCCGGCTCCAGCATGGAGGCAAAATCCCACAGCGCTTCAACCTGCGCGCGAATGGATGGTAGGTCCTTGCCGCACCAGTCTACTGGTGAGCTATTCCGAAAACCGCGCACCAGCTCCACAGCCAGCGCCGCCAGTTGGCTTGTGGTATTCGCCGCCCGTTGCTTGCATTGCTCCACAGCCCGCTTCGCCGCTTCCTCAAGCTTTGCGCGATGTGCATCCTGCTCGGCTTTGTAAAATGCCATATCTTCTTGTGTGCGTTCCTCCAGCTGCTTGCTGAGACTGATGGCGCTCTCGCGCGTGCTCGCCAGCCAGGCTCCCAACAACGGATCGCGATCCACTGCGCGCGCTTCAAGCATGAAGTCAGCCGCAGCGAAAACTTCAACAATGCTCTGCGTTTTGGCTCTCTTGGTACCCACCAGCGCGCCGAGATCCTCCGCTGTGATCTCGTCCGTCGTGATCACAGACAAATCACACGACTCTTTGTCGTGGTTGTTGAAGTAGTAATCGAACGCTTCATTCAGCGTGTCACTATCCTGAAACATTTCAAACGCAGGGGCGTGATGTAAAGCTTCCCAGTACGTAGCGCACCACTCTGTTGCTATTTTACGCTTCAGCACGTTGCGTCCTGCTTCGTTGTCAGGCACCACTGCGTGATACGCGCGGGAGAAGTTAGGTCCTGTTACCACGCCCAGCAGCAACACAACAGGCAAAGCACTAGAGGTATCTGAGGGCATAGCATACGATGAAGCAAATTCCAAATATTCCTGCTACCACCACGACGGCGGCGGACGGTGTTAATTCATTCAGCGCGTGGAGCGTCTGAACAATGAGGGGTGCGGATGTCATAATTGAAAAGCATTTAAGTTGGCTCCTGCGCTTCACCCGCGACGACGACATCTTGACCGCCATACGGTACTGCTAGATCCAGCCAGTCTTGCAGCGCACTACCGCGAGCCATTCTGATTCCAGCTTCGCCCATGTAGATGTGCAACCACGCGTCATCATCCAAACCCAGCTCGCCGGGCAGTGGGTGCTCAACCTGTACGTGTACGCGCCCATGGTTGAGCGGGCTGTCCGCGGCGCCCTCCTTACTCCTGTAGTACAGGTCGATGAACAATAGCGGTTTACCGTCGCACTCGATGCGTAGTCCGTATTCCTCGCGCTCACACTTTAAAACGCCTGAGGCGCTAGGTGAATCAAATTTGAAAATCGCTTCTTCCAGTCTCGGCGCTACGCTTGTGACTTTCTTTTTCTTGGGACCCGCGGTTGCCATGACATAAAGTGTTCCGTGATCCACACGGCCAGATCATCCTTGGGGCATTCCAGTAACCCCTCATAAACCTGCAGTCCGGACAATGTTCGTTTTGTAAAACACCGAATCAGCATGTCGATGTTGTGGCTCTTGCCTGCGTCTCTCTTCGTTGCACGCCCGTCGTCGTAGGCCGACGCCCCCGAAGTTGGAATATCGAAGTCGGCGAAATCGTGGCTGCTTAAGTGCTCCCGTAAGCGCGTCACAAGGCCGAGATCGATGTTGGTGCGGGAGGATACGGCGTCGAGCACGCTGCCGTCCTGCAGCAGATGAAGTGCAAGACTGGCGACAGCGCAGAATTCCTCGTCGCTGAGGATGCAGGGAGGTAACGAACGCATGGATGTCGATAATGCCCAGCAGTTCCGGGCAAGGCAACACAAATCTTACTTACGCCGCCATAGCTAAAAAGGAGCATGGCGGGAGGTTGGTGCTGCCAACCTCCCGCCGGTATTACTCACTTTCTAGGGTCCGAGTGGTGCTTTACACCGCAGCCGCCGAAGCGACCTCCTCCTGCTCTACCCCTGCACTGTGCTCTTCTTCGTCCCCATCGGACGCAGCACTGTGTTCGCCGTCCTGCTCGGTATCCGCATCGGGCGCGTGCGCCTCGATGAGATCCTGCAGACGGTCTTCTGATGGTGCGCCGACACCTGCCTGCAGCTCGGACACTGCCACCTCCTCGAGTTCGCCCACGGTTGCCTGCATGTCCTGCTCGGACACTTCACGAGCAGCTGGCTGGACTGCCACTTCTTCGAGTTCGCCCACTGGCGCCTCTGCGACAGCTGGCACCTCGGCGGGGGCCGCGATGGCGCCAGACAACGCAGCCTTGCCTTCCTGAACCAAGCGCGCCTCGGCGATAACGTCAGCAATGTGCCGACGCTGCTCGTCCTCAACGCTGCTCATCAAGTCGCGCAGCTTGGGGTTGCCCGCCATGTTGTTGAGCACCACCTGCGCTGGGGCAGGGGTCAACATGCGCACAAGTTCTGGGAAGTGCGTGTGGATCGTCGGGCTGTTCAAGAACATGCGAAGGTAGTCTTCGCTAATTTCTTGAACAATCGGAAAGGTCGTAAGGCCTTTCCACTCCAGCTCTCCGCGCAGGGTGTGCGCTTCCTGCAGCACGGTGCTCCCATGGATCACACGAGGGATCGCCGTGTTTAACGTTACGCGACCGGCGTTGCAAACCACCTGCACAGCGAAGACGAGACCGTCTTCCGGGCGATAGGCCTTCAACGGGATGAGTCCGCGCGGTCTGGCGCCAGGCTGCAGCTTACGCGTGTCCGGCGTGCTTGCAGCTTGGATCACGAAGCCACCAGGCCCGAAGCCCAGCATGGTCAGCTTGCTCTCGGCTTTCAGGGTTTTGCCCACGATCTCCTCCTGTTTTTCTAATGATACCGCGCCCACCGGGGCCGACACGCTTTCCCTACGCGACGCTCGTCCGATCTAGCGCCGGGTCCC